ACAAGATATTGCCGACCAACTAGAAGAGGATCGTGTTGACAGCCTGAAATGGTGTGAGTCACGCCTCAAGAACCCCAAGCGTGCAGTGTGCAAGCCTGAGCCTTGGGAAGAAATCAACGGAGCTCCTGGTAAGTATCAGCTCAAATTCACGTGGAACGAAGATACCAAGCCTCCGATCGTTGACACCGAAGGGACGCCCATCACTGATGAAGCGACCCCTCTCTACAACGGATCGAAGGTCAAGCTGGCATTCTTCCAGAAGCCCTACATCCTGAAGGATGGAGAGACTTACGGCACTAGCCTCAAGCTGAAAGCTGTACAAGTTGTCTCCCTGTCTTCTAGCGCTGGTGTTGACACTGGTGACATGGACGAAGCAGATGTGGCTGCATTGTTTGGTAAGACCAAAGGCTTCAAGCTGAACGAACCAAACATCACGCCGGCACCCGTACCTGAGGATGACATCGACTTCTGATGGCATTCCGATCCGGACTCGAAGAGAAGGTCGCTGACCTCCTCGTAGAGCTGGGTGTCAAATACGAATATGAAAGCACCAAAGTTCCCTATGTAATCCAACACACTTACACCCCGGACTTCGTGTTACCTAACGGAGTGTGGTTAGAATGTAAGGGATATTGGGATAGCAAAGATCGAAAGAAGGTAAAGGAGGTCATTCTCCAAAACCCTCAAGTAGATCTTCGCATGGTGTTTCAAGCCCCGTATAACACCATATCTAAGAAATCTAAAACAACATACGCTGCTTGGTGCGAGAAGCTCGGTATCAAGTGGTGCTCATACGCAACTATTCCTATTGACTGGCTCTTATGAGCGAGAGCGAATTCATACGGCACATGCCTTGTGAAGCGTGTGGTTCATCTGATGCAAATGCTTTGTACACAGATGGCCACACGTACTGCCACAAGTGCCACAACGTAACAACTACCGATAGCGAAAGCTATGTTCACAATCACACAATGTCCGAAATACGACTGCAAGGTTCTGCTGGAAAGCTGCAATCCCGAGGTATTTCAGAGGCAACAGCAGCCTTCTTCAAAACATACAAAGATGGAACATCCCTACGTCACTATTATTTCAGCGACACTGGAAAGCTTGTCGGAGCAAAAGTAAGAACACCTGACAAGCAGTTCAAGTGCGAGGGAGAAGTCAAGACCCTATTTGGGATGCAGAACTTCGCCCTGAAGACGACAAGCAAAGAGAAAAGGCTTGTTATTACAGAGGGTGAGATGGATGCCATGTCCGTCTGGGAAGCCCAACCTGGCTGGGCCGTAGTCTCCATCCCTAATGGTGCTGCATCAGCCAAGAAAGCAATTCAGAACAATTACGATTACATCAATCATTACGACAAGATTGTTCTGTTCTTTGACAACGATGAGGCAGGCCAGAAGGGCGCTAAAGAAGCGGCCGGAGTCCTACCACCTGGAAAGGTTTTCATCGGTGTTCTAGAGGACTACAAAGACGCCTCAGAGGCCTTACAGGCTAAGGATCAAGAGGCTATCAGGGCTGTAATCAACTACAACCATACACAATACAGACCTGATGGGATTATCGAAGGTAAGTCACTACTTGCCGAAGTAACTACACCCACACCACCTGCCGATCATGACTACCCGTTTCAAGGAATACAAAACAAACTGCACGGGATCAGATATGGAGAGCTTGTCACGATTACTGCAGGATCTGGTATCGGAAAATCCTCGTTCTGTCGTGAACTTGCGACTCACCTTCTTAACAAAGGAGAACGGGTTGGATACCTGGCTCTCGAAGAGTCCAACAGACGTACTGCACTTGGACTGATGTCCGCAGCTGTAGGGAAGTCCCTACATCTTGGAGAGCATGACAGAAAGACTCTTACAGAGTCGTTTGATAAGACGCTGGCTAACTGGAATCTCTTTCTGTTTGACGGGTTTGGTTCATACGATCCAGACGTCATCTACAACCGAATTGAATACCTGGCCTGTGGCCTAGAGGCACGAGTCATCTTCCTTGACCACCTATCAATCCTATTGAGTGGTCTTGATGGTGATGAGCGCCGAATGATTGACACAACTATGACCAAGCTGCGCTCTCTGGTAGAGCGTACAGGTGTGGCCATGTTCCTTGTGTCTCACCTACGAAGACCATCTAATGATCAAAATCATGAGGAAGGAGGACGCGTGCGTCTTGGACAGTTGCGGGGAAGCGCAGCAATTGCACAGCTCTCTGACGGAGTTATTGCACTCGAACGCGATCAACAGACCACAACTGCTGGAAGTGATACGACAGTGCGAATCCTTAAAAATCGCTATTCAGGCGAAGTTGGCATCGCTTGCAAGCTGAGTTACGACCTTGATACCTGTAAGTTCAATGAAACTGAATCCGACTATTTCGACGAACAATCAGACTTCTAAACAACTGATTCGTCCAAACCCTCCCACGCCTGAGATGGTGAAGCGTGCAGTATTCGTAGACAAAACCTATCAGTGGAAACATGCTGATATTCGATCTGGAAACTGATGGATTACTAAGTGATTCCACCAAGATTCATTGTCTTGTCATCTATGACAGCAAGGTTGACGAGACGTATGTATATAACGACCAAGGCGATACAGAACCTATCGTCCGAGGTGTTACATACCTTGAGGAGGCTGATCGTATTGCCGGTCACAACATCATCGGCTACGACATCCCCATCATCAAGAAGTTCTATCCCTTCTTCAAGCCTCAAGGAGAGGTTATAGACACACTCCTGTTATCTCGTCTCTACCATCCGAACAGGTTGGCGGACGACAACGAGAACTACAAACACCTGGACCTGACCATGCGTGGGCGACATTCGCTTGAATCGTATGGTTACCGACTAAAAGAATACAAAGGTCAGTTTTCTAAACACACTGACTGGAAGGACTGGTCACAGGAGATGCAGGACTACTGCTGTCAAGACGTAAACGTGACCAAAAAGTTATGCGACCATTTCCACGACTGCCTGATTGGGTCCAGTTAGAGCACGAAGTCGCAAAGATACTGACTGAACAAGAAATCCATGGATGGTATTTTGATGAAGTCGCTGCATGGAAACTTGCATCGGCTCTCAGACAAGAACTTTCAGACACTCAAGAGATACTTCGCAGGAAATACCCTTTCGTGGGAGGAGAGGTGTTCACTCCTAAGCGAAATAACGGGCCTGCCGGCTATGTAGAAGGTGCGTCTTTCACGCGCCTTAAGGAGATGAATCCTAGCTCTCGTGACCATATCGCATGGATACTCAAGACACATTACCAATGGGAACCGAAGCAATTCACACCGACAGGGAAACCTCTGATCGACGAAGTAGTTCTGAAGGACATTGGGTCAGAAACCGCTATGGAGTTTCTGAGATGTTTGACGGTAACGAAAATGCTTGGGACTCTCTCCGAAGGCGTGAACGCATGGCTGAAGCTGTGTACGAAGTCTAAGAGAGTTCATCATCACTGCTCCACTGCAACTAACACATTTAGATGTGCACATAGAAACCCCAACCTCGGTCAAACGCCGAGTGACAACAGATTCAGACAATTATTTAAAGCATCCCCTGGTCAAATCATGGTGGGTGCTGATCTTAGTGGGATTGAGCTTAGGCTCTTTGCTCACTATCTTGCTCCTTTTGATGGCGGGAGGTATGCAGAGATTCTTCTTAATGGAGACATTCACCAAGTCAATGCCGACAAAATTGGAATCTCTAGACGTGCCGTTAAAACAGTTACCTACGCCTTCCTCTATGGTGCCGGCGACATCAAACTAGGCAAGAGTTATGATGACCAACTTTCTAAACAGCAGGCAAAGAAGAAAGGCGAGGAGATACGTCAGGCTTACATGGATGCAGTACCAGGACTTGAGAGACTGGTTAATGCGGTTAAGTCCAAGGCAGAGAAACTTGAGTACCTCAATTTGTGTGACGGTCGCCGCTGCATTGTTGATGGTCGCCACAAGGCCCTTAACTACCTCCTCCAAGGATCTGCCGCAGTACTAGCAAAGCGCTGGCTTTACATCAATCATTTACAGACTATTGAACAAGGGCTGTGTTGTTCACAGCTCGCCTTTATACATGACGAATTACAGTTCGAATGCCACCCTGAACACGCAGACGCTTTATCAGCATCCCTGGTATCTAGCGCTGCAAAGGCTGGCGAATACTACAACTTACGAATCCCCATCGCAGCAGAAGCTAAGCAAGGAGGGGATTGGTCGGAGGTTCACTAATGAAACTCCTGATTGACGCTGACTTCATTGTCTATAAGTCCTGTGCTGCTGCGGAGGATGAGATTGACTGGGGTGATGACGTCATCTTGGTTACCAGCAAGTTCTCTGAGGCATTGAAGAATGTCAGGCGAGAGCTGGACCGTATAGCCATTAACTTTGCAGCCAATGCAAAGATGATCCTATTCTTTAGTGACTCTAGAAATTTCAGGAAAAAAATTTACCCAGATTACAAGGGTCATCGAAATAGAAAGAAGCCTTGCGGATATCGACGGGTAATTTCTGAACTAGCAAAGTCTTACGAAGTTATCCGTATGCCTGAGCTGGAAGCTGATGATGCCATGGGTATCTATGCCACAGCCAACCCTGGCAACATCATTGTCAGTCCTGACAAAGACATGCGTCAGATACCTGGCAAATTGTATGACCTTAAAGAAGTGGTAGACATCACGCCTGAAGAGGGTATGCAATGGCATTTCATTCAGACATTGGCTGGTGACCAAACAGATGGTTACTCAGGTGTGCCTGGCTTAGGTACAAAGCGTGCTGCTTCCCTGCTTGAAGAGTCTGGGTACGAATGGAACACAATTGTCAAAGCCTTTGCAGACAAAGGGCTTGACGAACAGGAAGCACTTGTCAACGCACAGCTAGCACGCATCTTGCAGTACACAGATTATGACTTCATTCAACGCACAGTCATTCCTTGGTGTCCCACCACCGCCAGTAACTGAACTCACTATGGAGCAGTCATTCAAGCTTAGACGCATGAGTGACTTGCTCGAAGAAGCATCCAAGGAAGACATCATTACTGTCTTCATGGCCCTGCAACATCAGAACTTTGTTCTGTCTAACACCGTAAGCAACCTAGTTAAGAAGTGGCCCACCTCGCATCACCCGCCCACTACACCCGAGGATCAATAGAAGTTTGGGACTTTATTAGAGATCAAAACCTGAACTACTTCCTTGGCAATGCAATCAAATACATCTGCCGAGCTGGCTACAAAGACAGCAGGGAAGATGATCTCCTTAAAGCAATCCACTATCTACAGAATGAACTCAAACACACCACTGTCTCAAGCGAAGGAGTTTCGCAAAGCATATGGCCTGACGAATACAAAGCGGTCTATGCAGAAAGCTTTGATCGATGAAGAGTGGTCAGAATTTCATGAGGCATACCACCACAAAGATGATTGTGAACAGCTGAAGGAGTTAGCTGACC